GCGTGCGGTCGGGCAGATGGACGTAAAGCAGCTTGTGCGCCCGGTCGATGCGGGCCTCCAGCTTGACCGTGGACAGTTGCGCCTCGGTGTAGGTCTGCAGCAGCAGATCAACGTCCTGCGTGGCCAGCGGTGCGCTGGAGGCGTTGCCGCCGAGGTAGATGCTCGGAGACTCGTTGCGGCCACTGCCGAGGAACGCGATGCCCTCGTCGCCAAAGACGCACACGGCGTGCGTGCCCACCGCGCCGCGCATGATCTGCGCCCCGTCGATGCGCTGGAACGGGAACAGAGTCCCGCCCACGTTGTCGAACACCTCGATGGTGTTGCGGTTGATTGCGTAGACCTCGTTGCGCAGTTTGAGCAGCGCCACCACCGGATCGGGGTCGATCTCAGACGAGCCGTACTTGAGCGGGTTGACTGCCAGCGGGTTGCTGAGGTCGGTGACCACCAGAAACTCACCGTCCGTGGTCATGAAGTAGCCATCGACCCACACAACATCGAGCACGTTGCCAAGATCAGGGTCGGTGACCTGCACCAGTGACCCGCCGTTCCAGTAGAACAGGCTGCCACCGCTGGCAATCGCCAGCCGGTCGAACGAGTAGTCGAACGTGACGTAGGTGTTGACCGGCCCGCCAACGTCACCGAGCACCGTGATCGCGCCCGTGGACGACACGCTCACGAGCTTCGTGCCCATTACCCGATAGCAGGTGCCGCGCCACTCAATCGCGCCGCGATCCACGCCGACATCGGTCGAGGCCATTGGCACCACCCCATCTGCCGGCCTCAGGTACTCCTGGCTCACGCCTGAGCCCTTGGGCACGGGCATCAGGTTGACCGGAAACGCTGTCCTGATGTCCGGGCCTGCGTCCGAGTAGATGCCGGCGACTATGGGGATTGCAGCCATGTCAGGAAGTCGGGAACGCCGCAGCAGGCGGCGTGAAGGTGGTGGTATAGCGGGCTACGCCCTTGGTGATGCGGAGGTCGTCGATGTAGCCATCAAGCGGCCCTGCGCCGCCATTCTGAGCCCCAATGATGAAACCTGATGGGTTGGCTCCATAAGTGAAAGATGTCGTGTACGTCGAACCCACCTGATTGCCGTTTAAGAACATCCGCACAGAATTTCCGCTGCGCGTGATTGCGACATGGTTCCATGAACCGTTATTCCAGCCCGTACTGCTTGCGCTGATTCTAGAAGTAATGTTTTCATACCACGCCATGTCGCCAGAGGCCCCAAGATTAAATATGCACCCGCCCCATCCGGCACTGGCAAAACCATAATCCCATCCAAACGGATCGACTCGCGTTGTCTTGGTGGAATAAATCCAGAACTCAATAGTCCAATCTCCAGTCCCAAAACTGCTATTTGTACTTGAAGATGAAGTAAGCCAATCCCCCGTCCCATCAAACGCAATTGAACTTCCACCAAACTTGCTCTGCGCCGTGCTGATCTGCGTGTTGCCAACAGCAGTCATTGTGTATGGAGAACTGCTAACGTCTGGAATAGTTGTGCTGCCGTTTGTGCCATTGCCAGGCAGCAGCATAGTGACAGACGCCCAGTTCGGATCTTTTACAACCCCTGCAAGCGACCCAATCAGCCCTTGAACGGCACCGCTCATGTCAGTCCGTTCCCGCTGATGATCCACGAGGTCGAGGTGACCTTCAGCGCCGTCGCCATGCCGTAAGCAGCCAGCGTGCGCGAGCCCGTCGTGCCCGTGCCGGCGAGGTACATCGTGTCGGTCGTGATCGCAATCGTCACCGTGTTGATCATGTTGATGAACGTGATCGTTGTGCCAACCGGGAACGGCACTGTACCGTTGGCCGGAATCGTGAACGTGCGCGGATTGTTGTCCGTGATTGGGTGGACGATGCTCTTGCCCGCATCGGTAGCCAGCAGGCCGTAAGCCGCCGACTGCGAGTTCACCGGAATGCCGACGTAACCCACCGAATCCGCGAGCGTCGCAGCTGGAACCACCGAGCCGTTGAAGGTCTGCGTGCCGGTGAACGTTTGCGCCGCATCCGTGCGGGCCATCGTGGCGTTTGTGCTCGGGAACGTGACCGTAACGCCGTCCGTGCCCGTGAACGTGAGCGTCCGATTTGCCGTCAGCGTCTTGCCATCGGCAATCGTCAGCGTGGCAGACGTAGCCGGGGCCGTGATCGTGAGTTTGTTGATGCTGGTGGCAGACGCCGCACCAAGCACGGGGGTCACCAGCGTCGGCGTGTCAGCAAACACCGCAGAGCCCGTGCCCGTCTCGTCCGTCAGCACGCCACGAAGGTTCGCGCTCGACGGCGTGGCAAAGAACGTGCTCATGCCGGGGGCAAACAGCGTCGGGCTCGTCAGCAGCCCGGACATCGAGAGCTTCTTGGTCGTGGTGCCCTGAACCACCGGCACCACATCGGTTCCAGACGCAGCGACTGCGGCCGGCAGAGCGGAGATTTTGACGTTAGCCATGTGTGACCTCTAGCAGTTCCACGCCTTGAGCGCCAGCGCCTTGCGCGTGGGCTTGCCCTTCTCGTCCTTCATCGGCCCAGGCATCCCGCCCATGCGTGCGCAGAACGACTTCCGGCGCGCGGCGTCCTTCTCGTTCTTGGGGTTCGGTGCAGGCGGCTTCAGGTTCATGCCCTGCGCCTTGGCCGATGCGCGACCCTTGGCGTTCAAGCCGCCGCTGGCCGACTGCCCTTCCTTACGCTGCCAGGCCGGTGTCTTCGCCATCACGCGATCCGATACCACGAGTTCGTCGGCTGGTAGAACCGCATGCGGAAGTTGTCCTCTGCCGCGAGCGTGGCCGGGTCGCCATAGGCCGCCGTAGCGCCGTTCAGCGCGAGCGTGAACGCCGTGATCTGCTGCGTAGTGGTGACGAGCACCTCGGTGCCATCGGGCGTGGCAGAGTTCAGCGGCAGCGTCACGGTGCCGGTGGCCAACGTGCCGGCGGGCTGCAGCAGCGCCCACATGGACGCCGTGGCAGGCGTCGGCAAGGCGATGTTGAAGCCCGTCCCCGGAACGTACAGGTTCACCGACATCGTGGGCGAGGCGAACGACTGCTGGAAGTACGTCAGCAGTGCGTTGACCGACACGCGCCGCGCGTCCCCGTTGGCAGTGTTGTAGACGGCGAACTGGTCGCCGCTGGAAAGCTGCGACAGCACGGGCAGTTGATTGATCAGCGGCATGGTGCGGCCTCAGTGTGTTTCGGTGCGCGGTGTGCGCCCTCAGTAGAGTTCGATGGGGCCGTCAGGCCCAGCCAGCACCGGATCGACCGGCCCCGGCATGAACGGCGTGTCGTAGCGCCACGGCTTCTGGCCTGCGCCCAGCGGCAGCGTGCGGGGGAACTGCTGCTCGGCCGGGAACGTGGCCCGAGCCAGCAGGGTGTCGTATCCGAGTTTGGCCGTGGTGCGCGTGTCGATCTGCACCGTCTTGCCGTACTGCGGCGCGATCCGGATGGCAAGATTCGCCACGATGGCCTCGTTCGCGCTGTCGGGCACCTGCGTCTCGGTGTCGAGGTCGCTGTCCTGCGGGCTGCTCGGCAGCGGGTAGCCCAGTCTGATGCCCTTGGCGTTCCAAGTCGCCATCATCGCATCCAGCCGGCGCAGCGCGGTGTCGAGCTGTTGCGGTTGGAGGTCGAAGGTGTAGTTCGCCATGCCGAGTTCGGCAAAAGCCTCCTCCACGAATTGGCGCTTGGTGTAGCTCATGCCAGCCTCAGATGCCAGCCTCACCAGGCTCAACGCGAAGATTCGGGGTTCCGGCCGCAGCGATGTGCGCCACGGTGTCAAGATCCTGATCTTTCTGGATGATGATCGTCTGTCCAGGCCGCACCATCAGATCGGCGGTCGTAGCCGTGCTCGCGCCCCGGCTCACGCGGACATGGATCGCGTTCGTGGTGTCGAGGTTCATCAGCCGCAGGCACTTGCTGCCCTGGCCGATGGTCGTGGTGCCAGATGTGCCCGAGGTGGCGATGGTCTGGCCAGCGCCGGGGCGCGGTAAGAATGGTCCGTAGATCATGATTCGGTCCTCAGATTGGATCGTCAGCAGCAGGCTCGGCCGCCATCGCGGCGTTGATCTTCGCCAGCAGCGTCTCGTCGCTCCAGCGCCGATCGACCTTCAGGCCCAGCAGTTCAGCCTGCTGCATCATCTCGGCGCGGGTCGGCGGGGCGTTGTCTGCGGGCGCAGGCTCGGGTTCCGGGGCAACCTTGACCACCTCGGCCTCGACCACCTCCTCGTCCCACGGCCCAGCCTGGTCGCAGGCCGTCCAGACGTTCAGGTGCCAGCCATCGGCCAGCGCCGCCTCGACCTGCTCCATCGTGTCGCAGGCCAGCGTCGAGAACGTCGTCGCGTTGCCGTACCTGTCCAACGGGCCAGGCCAGGTGCCGCCGCGCTTGTAGAGGATGGTCGGCAGTTCGACGCG